CGCTCCTCGAACTGGCTGGCACTGAGTACGTGCGGCACTTCCTTCGTCTCGCGCTTGAACGGGTCCAGCCCGATGCGCTTGCTGATGTCGCGGAGGTAGTCAGCGAACCCGCCGATCTCCACCTTCGTCGCGCCTGCCGATACCAGCCCACGCTGGAGCATCTGTGCAACTGTGTCCTTGCCTGCACCTGACAGGCCCATGAGAGCGATTACCTTAGCCATTGACGTACTCCTTGAATTTGGTTCGATACTGTTTGTTGAATGCCACGCTGTCGATGTGGCCCATATGAATGAGTGCGTCGATCTTCGCCACCACGTCGGCGGCTTCGAGAGTCAGTTCCCGGTGCCGCTTACGACCGCGCAGAACTTTCATGCACTCCTGTGTAAGTTCCCCGCATTCTTCTGCGAGGTGCATAAGCAGCTTCTTCATTAGTGGATGTGTCCGAGTTGGATGGTGAAGGTGTCGTAAAGCGTGAAGCGGCTGTCGCTACGCGGCGTATGGAAGCCCATCCACTGCGCCGGGACCGACGAGTAGCCAGCGATGCTGCTGTACTCGGTGCCCTCGCTGTCGCTGCCGAAGAACGCGCCGTTGACCACGTACTGTCCCGAGTTGAACGAGCAGACGTTGTGCTTGTCGCCCATGCGGAAGAACGTGATGTACTTGCCCTGCTGCTCGCTGCGCTTGATCTTGTGTGCCCGCATTGCCGACTCGGTCACAGCCACGCCAACGCCGTGCTCGTACAGCACCGTCTGTCCGTAGATTTCGGTGTAGGTGCAGATCGAGTCCGTCACGTCGAAGGTCACATGCTTGTGGCCTGCCGTCTCGCTCAGCAGTTCGAGCGCCTTGTACAGCGGGTAGCTCAGTTGCTCGCGGCCCGGTCGGAACATGGTGATGCCGTGTCCGTCCCAGTCGTGGTTGCCGGTGACACAGGGGATGTCGAGACGGATACCAAGTGCTGCAAGCGGCTCAATGACGTGTCGGAAGATGCCAACAGTAGCGTCATGAATCTGCTGCGCTGTTCCGGTGTCAGTTGCGCGAGCCGAGTTGTCGTGCTTCTTGTCGCTTTCAATGATGTCTCCGATGATGGCGAGGATGATCCGCTCGACCTTGAAGCCAGCCGCAGCCTTCTGCTTGATCTGGAACACCAGCGCCTCACCGAACTCCTTCAGGCGCTTGAACGCTACCGCCGTGTTGAACGTGCCACTCAGCTTGCCGATCTGTAGATCGCTCAGCAGAATCTCGACGGTCAGCGGCGTGTGCGTCGTCGGGTGCTTCAGCGGCTTGCTCAGCGAGCGGTTCTTGTTCAGCGTGCGGATCGCTGCGTGGACACCGTCGAGCAGAGCGTCCCGAGTGCCGATGCTGCCAAGCGCCTCGTCAAGAGCACGACGAAGGCGGTTGTTCTCTGTGCGGGTGTTCCGCAGCGCAGCCAGTTCCTTAACACGGTCAACCTCGACCGGGAGTTCCGTCGTGTCCAGCTTGCTGATCCAGTACCGGGCAAGCTGCGGGCTGACAGCGCCCCGGCCCAGTTCGGTGAGCGCCTTGGCGGCGCGGGCCATGCTGCCTTCTGCTTCTGCGTAGGCGTCCTGAATGTCTTGGTCACTGAAATCCTTGCGGCTTACTTGCATTTATTCTTCCTCGGTCGTTGATCGTTTAGCTTTGGCACGGGCCAGTCGGGCACGCTTGTTCTTCAGGAGGCGCTTCTCGTCCTCCGTCTTGTGGGTGTGATACAGCACCTGCTTACGCGGCCCGTCCTCGCTGAGGTACTTGCCGACGTTCGTCAGGAACAGGTGCGGGTCGATGCCCTGCCCGATGCGCCCTGCCCAGTTCTCGATCTTGCCGAGGATGGCGTTGCACCAGCGGCAGACCACAGCGCGGCAGACGCCTGTCTTGTGGCAGTGATCCACCACCGTGTCTTCGTCCATCGTGCGGTTGCACAGTGGACACTCGGGCGACTCGCGCTGCCAGCGCTTTCGGTAGCCCGTCAATTCAGTCTTGGTTAAACGCCGCAAGCTCGGCCTCCTTTAACGTAATGCGTTCGTGAAGTTCATGTAGTCCCGGCAGCAGTTCAGCAGTCGATGGAACGACCGCCATGAACTCATGAACCGGGGCGAGAGCCGTGCGTCTGATCCACAGAAGGCACGCCTGCTCAACGAAGCGATGAACCCATGACTCCATGTAGGTGAGGCGGTACGCTCTGCTAACGACCGCATACGCGTCTGCGTTGCAAGTCGTCCCAGCCAGCAGCGCCTCTGCTGTCTTCTCGCCACAGTCCTTGCCTTCATGCTTCTCCAGTCCGGGGATGTGGTCCGCGCTGTCTCCCTGAAGCATCTGGAGCCAGAACCACTTGTGTCCATACGTCAGGCCGTCACTACCGATCACCTCGTATGCGCCCAGCGGGACGTGAACGAGGAGGTAGTCCACCCAAGTCAGGTGCGTGCCGGGAAGCATTCGCATGTCCTTGTCGCGGGTGTGGATGACGGTGCGGGTGTCGGGATACAACAGGTTGGTTGCGAGGCCAAGGCCATCATCTGCTTCACGATCTCGCCAGCAGATGCGCTCCCAATTTTTGAATCGGGCAGTTTCGAGGTACTCGCGGACAAAGCGCCAGTTCTTCGGCTTGTGTCCTTGGCGGTGCCCTTGATACGGCTTGACCGTCGCTACGTGGTAGCGCTTGCCCTTGTTCGACGCTGCGTGCGTCAGGTGGACCAGACACTTCTGCGCGCCGCTCATGCGCCACGCTGTCTCGATCCGTTGATCTGTGATGTACCGGGCTGTCGCCGCGTCTGTCTCACTGCCGCCAGCGCAGAAGTAGGCTGCATAGTCTCCGTCGATGTGGAGCGTTCTGCCGGGCACTACCTCCTGCACTGACTCGCTGTGTTCCTCACGCTCGGCGGCGGCAGCGGCGGCTTCTACCTCCGCTGCCCAGTCCATCAGAACGGCAGGTCTTCGTTCAGTTCTTCGTCGCTCGGGCCGTCGTACTCCTCCTCAGTCGCGGCAGGCGCAGCACTTGCCGTCTCTTTCGGAGGCGTAGCCACGGGAGCAGCGACAGACGAGCCTGCCGGTTCTGCCTCGTTTGTGGTGCGGGTAGCTGCCTTGGCCTTCTTCTCGGCTACGGCCTCCTCCGGCGACTTTCCCACGCTGTTCAGTGCCTCGTCGTCGATGCCGTCGATCAGCGCCTCGATTGCCGAACCCTTGAAGTTCTTCGCTGCCTTGATGGCAAGCTGGAACTTGTTCTTCGACTTCGCCGGGAACTTCACCTCGCCTGTCTTCTCGTCCTTGCGCTCCGGGTACTCGCCGTCGATGAAGATGCTGTCCCACATTGCGCGGCTCGGGTGGTCCCACAGGAAGCACTTCAGTTCCGTCATGGGCGGCGGCACGTTGCGGCGCTTGCTCTCGCCGGTGTCCATGTCCTCGACGAACGGCATCGACACGGTGTAGCTGCCCTTCACCTTGTCGAACAGTTCAGCGACCACGCGCTCCTTGCCGTCGCGTCCCTTGTACTTGCGATGCACCACGTCCACGATGAAGTCCTGGCCCAGCAACTGCGCCATGATCTTCGCCTTGCCTTCCCAGTTCATCGCCTTGAACAGCTTGTAGAAGCCAGCCTTCTCGTTCAGCGACTTGTTCACCTCGACCGTGATCCGCTGCGGTGCCTTGTTGCCGTCGTCGAACTCACGGACAGGCCACTTCGGACCCGACAGTTCGAAGGTCAGGAACACCTTGTCGCTGATCTTCGGCTTGCCCTGATACGTGCCCTCCTGCTTGCCGATCTCGATGTACGCCACGAGGCGTGCACCTGCCCGGCCTGCTGCCGGTGCCTCGAACCCGCCGCCCGATTGGGCCTCGTTCATGTCTGCCGATTGTGCTGCTGCTTCTGCCAGTGCTGCTTGGAGGTCGAATGCGCTCATGTGTTGTCCTTAATTAATGTGTGAAAACGGGAACGTAGTTGTTCATGAAGGTCTTGCGCAGCCACGGGATTGCCGCAGCCACATGCTTCTCGAAGGCAGGGTCCGTGATCTTCTCCTCGGTGCCCATGTTCGGACCCATCACCGTGTCGGTCGGAACCGGCAAGGGGATAGGCCACTGCACGAACCACGAGAAGAAGTTGCTGGCCTCGCTCATGCAAGCATGGAGCAGGGCAGCGGCACGGATCGCCACCTTCTTGTGCGAGTCGCAGTACTCCGCGTCGTGCACCTGATTCACCAGCAACGCCAGCATCTCGAAGTTCTTGAATGTGTAGAACGCTCGCACGCTCAGCCACATCCCAGCCTTGGCGATCTCACCGCCAGTGCCCTGCACTTCGTAGTTCTTGATCTCGGTCGGCATGAAGCTGCGCAGCAC